ACCATCTACTTGTTGCCTGTAATCTCCACCAATATTTGCAAACATGTCACCATCACATGTTAGGTCAACATTTGATTTGACAAAAATTTTGGCATCACCATCGACAGTAATGTTTGCGTTACCTTCAACATGTTTGTAGTCATTACCCTTGGTGATTTCGAAATTATCTTTTACAGTCTTCGATACCTTAGTACCATCGGGGTGAATTTCTTCTGAAGTGCCTGATTTATGATATCGGTGCAATCTTTCGGCACCGGGTGTATCATCCCATTCTTCAATGTGACCAGATTCTGTTTGTCGGACATGGTTGAATGGATATTGTGCCGCATATGGTGTTTGTGGTTCATCCCATTCACCACACTGGGCGGTCTTTACACCTTTACTGACACCATCTTTCTTTAATTGAATGATGGTATTTTCTATTTTTTCATTTCGTGCTAGGCGACTAGTATCCGATTCACCTAGTTGGTCTTCAAGTGGATACTTACCATTGGGGTCATTGAATCCTTTTCCAGGATCCGCTTTGACTTCTGGTTTACCCGCAAGGGTTCCCATCATAACTGGTTCTTGTGCAGAAAGACCATCTCGGAAAAAACCAATTACCCATGTGCCTTCTACAGGACCAAGAGGTGTTGTACCAACACCGCTCATCGCCGCTGATGTTAATGGTTGTAATGGATATGCCCACGGGAGCATTTCGGTTGGAATTTCAGATTTTTTATCACTATGGAAACCTAAACACCGTACTTTACAACGGCCTAGTTTCAGGGGGTCGTTTCTGTCTTCAACAACCCCCTGAAACCAAACATACTGGTCTAGGCCCATAAATTTAGTCATAGATTATTTCTCTTTCTTCTTTTCAACCCATTCCTCTGCCCATTGGCGCCAATCTTCCAAATCATCTTCGGTGTATTTATTTGACTTGGGGTTTAAATTTTCTTTTTTGGGGAGATGCTTTTTTGCATTTTCTAGTTCTTCGAATTCATCATAGTTCAACATAATCGACTCCTCATACCATGCTAGTTTTGACATCAGGGAATGACTGCATAGCAGAATCCCTACTTAAATCAAGAAACAATTTATAGTCTTTATTTGAAATTGCGTGCCTAATTTGTGTTATCATATATTTACCACTCGCGGATACATCATACCATTGTTCCAAAGTTTGTTTTGGTTCAGCCGAAGGAATTTTCACATCGATAATATCACCCACCCGTCTTCTAGAATCTCCAGGCACAATAATACTCATTCCTTGTCCCTGTTTAATTTGTCTGATTAAAGAATTTCTTTCCAGCACAAAAGATTCGCTTCTGTCATTATTTTCAATATCATCATATTTATAATTGTGTTTGGGGGCAAATCTTACGAATGAACTTTCTTGACTATTCGCAAGACTCATTGTGGTGGATATCGGTGCATTTTTTTCGACTGATGGTGTGTTTTGGAAATGGTCACTGTAACTATAATCTTTTTCTTCTACCTTTTTGGTAACTAGGTCATGTGTAATCAGTCTACCAGAAAACATTCCACCGGCCATTTGTTCGTCACGAATAGAAGACGGTTTAACTGTATACTTTTCGATATTTTTTAACTCTCTAAAAATATCTCTTTTTCCGGTTTCAGTCTGTAGTGTACCCGAGGGGTCAAATCGATATTCTTGTTTTACTGGTTGTTCCATTAAAGACGAAAGTGGTGTAAAATAGAACCCATCTACAGTTTCAAAGAACATGTAATCAGAAACTTCCATGTTCTTTTTTGATACTGCGTGACTTGCTAACCAGTTTATTGTTCGTAGTGGTGTCCAGTTTGGAATTACATATTTATGTGTGAATGCTGTTGGTTCTTTAAAGAATGATTTTTCTTCTGTGAGATACTCCCGAAGAACATTTTCTACGATTGTATCAATTTCACCTTCATACGCTTTGCTGACTCTTTTGTTTGTGTTTGCCATACCTTCTTCACTTACAAGGAATAAAGTATATGACTGCATTTTTTGTGCTTTGTCTGAAACTCTCGTACCAACTTCATTCACCATAAATTTAACTTTGTTTCTTTTTAGGCCTGGTGTGAAGAATGTAATATTTAATGTTTCTTGACCCATTAGAGGTAAGTGTTGGGCAATGTTCAAACCATCAATTAATTCGATAGTACCACTCAATGTATTTGAGTAAATGTCTTCGTAAATATCAATATTTGAAAAGTGATTTGTTAAATCTAAAGAAGCGCCGTTTTGTGAAACCAAACGACATTCATCTACAATAACTTCACTACCTTTAATAAGGTCATTTTTGCCAAACGCCATCATTCACCCCCGAGTAAATCTTCCAGTTCTTTTACAGCAATATCAAGAAACTCTGGTTTTAGGAGTTTAATGTTTCTCTTCTTTTCATTTTCATTCAATTCATGTTCTTCAATAGAAACAACTTTAATTTGTTCACCGTCTAAAATTTGATTTGGTTGTGTGTGTAGATACAAAAGAGTTTGTGTGAATGGAACTGGTGTTGGATTATTTATAGAACCGGTAAAGGTTTCTCCGACAGTATTTGAAAATGGGTTCAGTGTATTTCCATCTGCGTCTTCAAAGTGGTGTAGTGATTTTTCTGGAACATCTACAATCTTTAAAATTTGTTGTGTGTACTCGGAGAACTCACTTATACTGTCGTCTGGGTTTCGTAAATTTTTTAAGAATCCACCCTTACCGTAAGATTGCATTACTTCTGTTTCTCCCAAGTTTACTCTACCGTTGTATCCTCTGTACGCTTTAACAATAGAGTCAACAATTTTCTCTTTGGGAATACCAAACCATAAATGTTCGTTTGATTCTGGTTGAGCGCCGGGCGGGAGGGCCCTCATTGACCGATGTTCGAATATGCCACAACAGGATGCCAAACCACCAACAAAATTGTTCTCTTCGACGAGTTGGTCAAAAATTTGTTCAGCGTGTCCGCCAGGTTCACAACCGCCAGGAAGGCATGGTTTGAAGTTTATTTTGCTTAAATGGGTGCCGCTCGGACCAAAATTTGTTGTACCAACACAATAACAAGCACCACCACGGACATGAACTTCCAATACAAAAGAAAATGTACATGCTTCATTATCTTTTCTTATGGATGTCGTCTCCACATTTGATTGCTCATTATCATCAGGATCCCACGGGTCACATACTGCCCCATTTATATGGTCTGCCTGCACACTATAACCACAGAGTTCACCCGCAGAATTTTTGTTACCTGTAAGTGTGAATTCTAGTCTGAATACATTGTAACATTGGCCCAACTCTTCTGTTTCTGGGTTGATACCACCAGCAATCCCATCACCATCCGGTGTAATTGTGCCAGGTTTTCCAACAACGATTGCATCATTTCCTAATCCAGGCGGAAGTGCCGCTGCCCTTCGTTCGCCTGCTTTTGCATTTGCATCTTCTCTCCCACCACCATATCCGGCAATGGTTACATAATCACCAATTTGATAATCCACATCACCATCAACAACAATTTTTTGAAGTGATTTGTTTGTTTCCAATATGTTAAACAGTCCAATATTTGTCCATCGTTCCGACTGTTTGTCGAATCTGTCAATAGTAACAATATCACCAGTCACATAAATGAAATCTGAAGTATCGAGAAAAATGACATTGCCTGTATATTCTTTTTCGAAATGGTCTGACATTCCCTGCTGACTTCTGACCCATTGATTTAAAGGATTTAAGTACTCATTGAAAAGCAAAACCACCCAATGGAAATTAGAATCACCATAAATTTTGTCGGCAATAATTTCTGGTTTATCAGTATCCTTTGCCGTATATTCAATATAGAAGTCGCCCTCGTTCTTTAGTCTTTTCCTAAAAGCAACTCTTTGTAGAATGTTTGTAGCAAGTTGAAATTTCTTATTCTCTGCTAAATCATACCAAACTTGTTTGAAATTATTGAAATACATCAGTGTCCTGCCTCAACATCTTGTCTGGTAATTTGTTTGGTTTCCTTGAACGATAAACTAATTGACATTGCCGCAGGCCTACCATCAGGTAAAATTCTCCATGCTTCATCACTATAATTGGTGTCTATACTTGTACAAACACATCTCTTAATTTTGTTTACATATTTGTTTTCGTTACTTTTGAATTGATAAGTAATTTGAAACTCTGATGGGAAAATATAGAATCTTCCACCATCAGATAGTTCTGGGTATGCTGACATTCTAAATTCTTTAATAATTTGTTTTGCTGATTCAAATTCTTGTTCGTCTTTGGGTCTAAATGTAAACTCGAATGAAAACTCTCTAAAGTTAACACCTTTAAATAGCATTTCCATTCTTGGGTTGATTGTAGCACCCATTGCTTTTTGTCTGAGTGCCGCCGCACTATCTGAAACCTTTTCCAATGCACCCAACTCGAACGCCATTTTTGTTTCTTGGGTTCCCTTGGTTGCCATTAATTGTGGAATTCCAGTTCCAAAGGTAGAACCGGCAGAACCTCGCTCTCCCCCACCACCCATCGCTGTAATTACATTATTGACATCTCGCATTTTACCCATCCCAACATCGCTATATTCAAACCCATCTTTATTTACGACAACTTTCGGCATGTATAGTGCAATTGTCGTTGATGGTTTAGTATTGCTTGGTGATGTGTAGATACTTTCTTCTGCGGATACACCACTATTCATAGACCCCCATAGGTCATCTAAATTACCACCAATACCCACAGCGGCCGTTGCTTTTGCGGCCGCACCACCAATTGCACCTGCACCGCCACCCTCTTGCAAAAGAGTACCAAGTACCATTGCACCAAGAGCGGCGTCTACATTTTGATTATTTCGGGTAGTTTTGAAATGAAGACTATCGGTGTCAAATACCTCAAATAGAATCCAAGAATGTTGGTCATCGTTGCCCAATTCAGAAGGATATTGCAGAACAGCACTGGTCTTGTTGTTACCACTGTCTTGCTGATTGCCTAATTGTGCGAATAATCTATCAGTTGAATTATTAAATTCTGCCATCTATTGTCTCCGTTTATGGGGATACATATTATGTATGTCATACAAAGGAAAGTACAAACCGAAAATCCCCTCTAAGTATTTGGGTGACCCAACTAAAGTCGTCTATCGCTCCCTGTGGGAAAGACGGTTCATGGTTTATTGTGACAATAACGAATCTGTTCTCGCGTGGGGGTCTGAAGAAGTTGTTGTACCATATGTATCTCCAATCGACAACAAAACACACCGTTATTTTGTGGACTTTGTTGTGCATTTGATAGACAAAAACGGTAGGAAAAGAACATGCTTGATAGAAGTGAAACCAAAGAAATTCTGCACTGCACCTGTCAAAAAATCTAGGGTAACCAAGACATATTTGAAGGAAGTCAAAGCATGGGGTATCAACAGTGCAAAATGGGCGGCCGCCAAAGATTTTGCAGAAAACAAAGGGTGGACTTTTCTCATTCTTACCGAAGACCATTTACTAAAGTCGTCTACATAACTATATGGGAAACTTATACGAACAATTTCAGGAAGCACTAGACGAAAAAGGCATGAGAGCCTCAAGTAGAAAGTCTATTAATTGGCTTCGTCGCAAAATTGATGACTTATATGGAAGCAATCCTTTAACATACTCGGAAATGTTACCAGAGTCTTCCCGTGTGTTGTCACCTGCCGATAGAAAATTTGTGGGTAAAATGTATATGTTCAAATACAACCCTATCGGAAAAGATGAATTACCATATTATGATAAATTTCCTTTGATTTTCATACTAAATATGTACAAGAATGGTTTTTTGGGACTCAATTTACATTATTTACCCCCCACCATGAGAGTTGAGTTGATGGTTCAATTAGATGCCCTCAGGTCAAATGATAAGTATGATGAAAGTACGCGAGTAAGAATTTCATATGACCTTATCAAAAGTACAGCAAGATTTGCAAAAGCAATGTCTATAATCAAGAGATACCATAAGACAGGTATCACATCAAAAATTATTCAGGTTATGCCAGATGAGTGGGTGATTGCGGCGTTTCTACCAACAGAAAACTTTGTTGGCGCCGGTAAGGTGAAAGTTTGGACTGATACCAGAAGGAAACTCAATTAATGGAATTTTCAAGTAGAGTAGATAATTTAGTCAGTAGAATCAAATCGGATTTGAAACCCATTTCAAATTCTCATTATATCGTTGCGTTTGCGAGAAACGAAAGGTCACTCAACGAAAGATTTACTTTCCAATGTGAATCAGCACCGCTGCCTGGTTTATCCTACACAGATACAGAAGTTTCATATGGAGCAGGTACGACAAGAAAGATGCCCTCAACCAAAACTTTTGCAAATGAGATTGAATTGACATTTAGATTATCAAGAGACATGAAGGAAAGGCTTTTCTTTGAAGAGTGGATGAACAAAGTCTGCAATCCTAAAACATTGATTTTCAATTACTATAAAAATTATATCGATGACATGTCTATTATTGTACAAGATAATGATGATGTTCCGATTTACGGGGTGGTCTTCGAGGAAGTATATCCGACCGAAGTTTCGCCCATCGAACTGACCCCAGCAGGTGATGTTCTGAAACAAACAGTAAAATTTGCATATTACCGTTGGCAAAATACAAACACAATCAACGGTACATTACAAAATCTATCATCGAATTTTACTGGTACAAGAGATGATAGTTTAAATCCGTGGGGTCAACCTGAAGCAGTTGCTGATGCAGGTAGAGTGATTCGTTACGACCCCAAAGAGTTTGACGAATCACACCGGCCTTGGAGAGAAGATTACAATAAAGAAAATTCCAGCACTGAAATGCCAAGCGGTCGAATCGAAAACAATATCGATTCTAGTGGTCGTGTAGCAAATGATGGTGCGGTACTTCCCGGTAGTGATTGATACATTTTTAGCCTGAATTGAAATAAGGAGAATATTATGGCTTTACCAAATCTAAAAACACCAGAGTTTACACTTGAACTTCCTTCAAGTGGAGAGAAAATTAAATATCGTCCCTTCTTAGTTAAAGAAGAAAAAGTTTTGTTAATGGCAACAGAGGGTGATGACCCCAAACAAATGGTTCAAGCACTTAT